GAAAGCAAAGAAGAATATAAAAAGTACAAAGGCTAAAGGACTAGGAGATACAGTTGAAAAGGTACTTGAAAAAACAGGAATAGCTAAAGTAGCTAAATGGGTTCTTGGCGAAGATTGTGGTTGTGATGAACGTAAAGAAAAACTAAACTATTTATTTCCGTATTATAAACCTGAGTGTTTAACAGAAGATGAATATGAATATTTAGACAAATACTTTACAGAGGCAAAATCTACTGTACATCCACAAACTCAACAAAAGCTACTTAAAATATACAATAGAATATTTCATCAAAAAATGAGCTTAACAAGTTGTTCGTCTTGTTTTAAAAATAACCTACACGCTAAACTACAAAGAGTATATAAAGAATATAATAATGACTGAAAAGAAAGGACTAATCAGGAATCGAAAGCGTGTAAAACAAGTCATTGATTTTACAGGTGTTCAAAACGGAAAACTACATCCGTCAGATATTGATGCCGTTTTAGAATTCGATAATGAAGTTCTTATTCTTATAGAAGTTAAATATAAATTTAACAAGATACCAACAGGTCAAAGATTATTACTTGAAAGGATTTGTGATTCTTGGCATACTGAAAAATCAGCAGTATTGAAAGTAGAACATGATTTTGATAATGATGATGTAAATATACCTCTTGAAAAATGTAAGGTCTCAGGCATATATTATGATAAGCGTTGGACTTACTACAAAGAGCCAAAAGATTTTAAGAAGTACATAAATCAGATGGGCGAAAAATGGAATTGCAAAAAATGTAAATTCTAGAGTACATTATATCTTATATTTGTTATTTATATATGCCAATACTTAAACCTAAAAAATACGAACAAAAAGCTAGTTTCATGGCAAGGTTCATGAATAATGCTAAAATGATTCTTGAATACCCAGATGCTAAACAACGATATGCAGTAGGTATGGATATTTGGAAAAAGAATTTCATGTAATACTTGTTTATTACAGTTCTTTTATTAACTTTGTGAGTGAATAACAAAGAAATATGAGAACAATACTTTACACATTAATTTTACTTACACTATTTAGTTGCAGTGATAATTGTGATTTGAGCAGTTATCCGTCAGCACCTTTTATTGACGAACCTTATCATTCAGAGTATGGAGACAATACAGTTAGGTATATTTATCTATGCAGAGATGGTTATAACAATGAGGTTTACACTTACTACATAGAGGGTGGATGTTGGGAGTATTACGTTTCATATCAGTATAACTATAATTGTAATTAAAATGCAAAAAAAAGTGTTAGATGTTTGTTGTGGCACGAAAGGTATGTGGTTTGATAAAAACGACAATAGAGCTTTGTTTTTAGATAAAAGAAAAGAAAAACACTCTAACGTATATCCAAGTGGCAAAAAACAAATGGAGATTAATCCAGATATTATAGGTGATTTCACAGACATAAAACAGCCAGATAATTCTTTTTGGCATATTGTTTTTGACCCACCTCATATTAAAAGAAATAAACTAGGAGAAATAACTAAACGATATGGAAATTTAGAAGAGGGTTGGGAAGAAATGATTGCAAAAGGGTTTAAAGAATGTTTTAGGGTCTTAAAACCTAATGGCACTTTAATTTTTAAATGGTGCGAAGTTCAGTTTCCTATAAAAGATATATTGAAATTAACAGACAAGAAACCTTTATATGGTCATAAATCTGGAAAGAAAATGCAAACTCACTGGGTTTGTTTTATTAAATAAAATGAAAACAATAAAAATATGAAAGAACCAATTATTACCTTAGACAATGAAATGCACGATAGACACGAGCTCACACAAAAAGCAATTCAAGATAGTTTTTATTATGGCTACTTAGCTAAAGCTTGTTTATCAAGTAGTGCAATAAGCCAACTACTTAAATCGCCATTAGAATACTTAAATCAAATAAACCTACCTACTGAATCGGATGCATTAGCTCAAGGATATTTATTTCACGCTAGTATATTAGAAGAGGATAAATTCAACGAGTGTTTGTTTTTAGATGTTAAAACAAAGGCAAACAAAGAATATAAACTTGCTAAAGAAGAGAGATGGGATGTCTTTACTGTAAAGGATAGAGACAAAGCATTAAGATTAAGAGATAGATTTTATAATTGCAAACCTGCAAGTGAACTTATAGAGAACAGTAAGTTTGAAGTGCCTATGGTTAATAATTTAATGGGATACCCTTTTAGGGCTAAGGCAGATGTTTTAGGACAATATCTTATAGATTTAAAGACAACTCAGATTTGTTCAGCGTTTAAATACAGTGCCAATAAATATAATTACGATAGTCAATGTTACATTTATTGTAATTTGTTTGGCAAAAGTTATAAGGATTTTAAGTATATTGTCATTGATAAATCACCAACAAACGAAATTGGTATTTTTAATGTCAGCGAAAATTTCTATTTTAGTGGTGAGCAAAAAGTTGAATATGCTTTAAAGGTATATGAAAACTATATTAAGAATGAATTTGATTTAGAAAACTACTTAGTAGAAGACACTTTATAAATGGACAATGAATATTTAGATTACTTAGATTGTTATGAAGACACTCTATTATGTCTAAAAAAAAGAGTAATAACAGAAAACGAAATACCTATATTAATCGAGCAATATGAATTTGAAGAGCACTATGAATGTTGTGGTGCAATATTACACGCTTTAGAGGATTACAAAGCTCAACAAAATTATTTACCATGATTACACCAAAGCAAATAGCAGATAAAATTTCAATATTATCTGGACTTGATGTTTTAAAAGTTACTAGAAAAAGAGAATATGTTGAGGCAAGGTCATTGCTTAACTTTATATTATATAAATATAAAAAGATGCCTTTACACAAAATAGTTAGATTTTACAGTCAAAACGGTTGGGACATAAATCACGCTACTTTAATATATTCTATTAATACATTTAAGTTACATAAAAAATATAACGATGTGTTAGCAATATGGCTTAAACAAGTTATTGTAAGAATAGATGAAATGGATAATGCAAGCAAAAAGGAATATATCAAAAGCAAATTAAAAACACTTAGAAGTGTAGATATAGATGAATTAACAATGGTAATAAGTAATATGCCAGAATTAGAATATGAAAAACAAGTATAGAAAATTATTACAAAAGGAAGCACCTAATCTTTATAAAAGTTATGAGGATATTGTCGAAGAGCAATTTGAATTGTTTGCTAAGAAGCAATTAGATTATGGCATTAGTAATATAAGTACTGGTGCAAACCTAGAAACTAAGGAAGGCAAAGAGTTTGCTTTACATGGTTTATGGTTTAGAATGAATGATAAAATAAGTCGTTGGAAAAATCTAATTATTAAGAATCGTAAAGGTAATAACGAAACTTTGTTAGATACATTTCAAGATTTAGGTAATTACTCTATTATATGCCAACTAATTAATAAAGGTTTATGGAAGGAGTAGACAACGAAAACAAAAAGAAAAAAGACGGAAGAGCAAACAACGGTGCTTTAAAAGGTGTTTACAGAGGTCAAGGAAGACCACCAAAGGCAAGAGAAAAAAAGCTAGGTAACTATGCTTTAGGTGCAATGAAAAAAGTATTTGGTAGTGAAGAGAAAGCTTGGCTTGAACTTGCTAAACAGGCAAAAGATAGTTTCCCTCACATGAGATTACTTTGGGAATACAAGTACGGTAAACCAAAAGAACTTAAAGAACTTAATGTTAAAACAGAAGTAAACATTCCTGTAATTAATTTTGCTGATAAAGAAAAAACTATTGACATTGAATCAGAAGATATAAAAGATGAAGAAACTAAATCTTAATCCTAAATATCAAGCTCTATTTAATTCAGATAGTAGATACTATGTGATTACAGGAGGAAGAGGAAGTGGAAAATCATTTGCTACAAACACATTCTTAGTATTGCTTACCTACGAAAAAGGTCATAGAATATTATTTACTCGTTATACAATGACTTCGGCAGGAATGTCAATTATACCTGAGTTTATAGAGAAGTTAGAGTTAATGGGAATACTTGACCAGTTCACTGTAACTAAAACAGAAATCATAAACAATTTAACAGGGAGTTCAATATACTTTAGTGGTATTAGAACGTCAAGTGGAGACCAAACGGCAAAGCTTAAATCTATTCAAGGGGTTAGTTCATTTGTATTAGATGAGGCAGAAGAGCTTACAGATGAAGAGAGTTTTGATAAGATTGATTTTAGTATTAGAGCAAAAGGAGTTAAGAATAGATGTATATTAATTCTAAACCCTACTACAAAAGAGAATTGGATATATCAAAGGTTTTTTCAGAATAGAGGAATACCAGACGGATTCAATGGCACAAAAGAAAACATTACTTACATTCATACAACTTACTTAGATAACTTAGAACATTTATCTGAATCGTTTGTAAGACAGATTAATGATATGAAAGTAAGAAGACCACTTAAGTATAAGCATCAGATAATGGGTGGTTGGCTACAAAGAGCAGAAGGAGTTATATTTACTCATTGGAATATAGATAAATTCAATACGGAAATAGATTCAATATTCGGTTTGGACTTTGGATTCTCTGTTGACCCCTCAGCTTTAATAGAAGGTGCTATTGACAAAACTAGAAAAATTATTTGGTTTAAAGAACATTTATATAAAAAAGGTTTGACTACCTCACAAATTTATGATACTTGTATTAGAAAGGCAGGTAAGAATTTAATTGTGGCTGATAATAGTGAACCCCGTTTAATTAGTGAATTAAAAACAAAAGGATTAAACATTGTGCCTACAATAAAAAAGAAAGGTAGCATCTTGTCAGGAATAGCATTGATGCAAGATTATCAAATTGTAATTGATAGCAATTCAATAAATCTAATTCGTGAATTTAATAACTATTCTTGGAAGCTTACAGGTTCTATTCCTCAGGATAATTTTAATCATGGAATAGACTCCTGTCGTTATCTGGTTCAGTACCTACTTACTAGGTCTGTACCTCATGGTAATTACTTTATTAGGTAAATTGTTACATTTGTAACAAAAAATATTTAATTTGTTATATTTCTACATTTATTTGTCAGTTGGAGAATTAATTACTATATTGAACACAGTTCATTGAAATATTGTTTAACCCATAAAATTGAAAACATGGAAAAATTAAAACTAGAGAAAGTTAACTCTAAAAAACAACTAGAAGCTCAAGGTTATTTTAAAATAGATTTAAACAAAGGAGTTTGGGATTTTTGTTGGGGGAAGTATGTTATAACTAGCACCAGACAAAACGAAAGTTCAGTTCTTTATTTTGGTGGTGACATTTTATCACAAACACCTGTTGAGTCAATAAAAGAAGCTTTGTACCTGTACAATACTTATCATTACAGTTGTCCAGAACACTACTTATAAGGAGTAGGGGAGGGTAAAACCTCCCTTTTTAAAAAAAGATTTGGTCAGTTGGAAATAATTCACTATATTTGTTAATAATTAATAATTAAAACAAAGAAAACTATGAAAATTTACAAACAGTACAAAGATGAATCTTTTAAAACACTAACACCATTAAAAAAGTTTATAGAACTTACAGAAGGCAAAGGTTATTACAAAAAAGATACAGCATTACAAACACTAAAAAAGTGTGGCATGATTCAAACTAATTGGGCATGGTACACATTAACTAAAGATTAAAACAATGAAAGAAAACAAAAAGATTATCCCAAAACATTTTAAGATTAACGAGGATTGGATACAGAAATCTAATCAGAATCTAGTAATGGATTTATTAAGAAAACAATTTAAAACAAACAAATAATGATAGTAAAATTAGCAGTTCATTATGAACAAGAAAGGACAGACAAAAAAGATAACAACAATGGTTTGTTACATGGCATATACCATTATGATGTGCCTAAAAAAGATTTAGATACAGATGATATGTTTAACAATGATATTGTTCATGTTGAATGGTATAAAACAAAATTAGAAAGAAATAAACAATTAAAATTATAACATTATGAGTTGGATAGAAAACGAAACGTTTGACCATTACAGAAAAAGAGTAAATCAAATAGAAAAATCAATTAACCTATTAAGAAGTCATGGCTACACTGTTGTAGATTTAGAAGGCAAAATAATAGAAGAACAAGTAAAACAATAATGGAAGA